GGGAGGTCGTTAATCCAAATTCCCGATTCTGGAGTTGTTGCTGAACACGATTTAAGTCCGATGTAGTCAGTGAGGCAATTCATAATTCAAAGTTACTGATTTCCTTTCTTTTTTCTTGCAGCGTAAATTGCGCTTTGGTAGCAGGGAAAAATGAGTGCCGACATCTGTAACCAGCACATAGCACAAATATCGTTTCCTTCGTAGTCCCTGGCATTTTCCCCGACCAACTCAACTTTGCCCAGCTTTCAATTTCGGACTTCTTGAAAATCTTTCCGGCCCTGGCTGCACAAAAAGGTCTGGTGTCTGAAATAATAGTTCCGGAATAAATGTAGTACGAAATATTCAGGTCTTCGGAAATCACCTCAAGATATTGTCGGTTGGAAATCATTATCGAATCGGCAACGGCGGTTTTGAGCTGATTTTGCAAAATTGGCGGCTGATCTTTGTACCCTTCGATTAAGTGTTTCAGGGCTTCATTAAACGGCTTCTGACTGGATTTTTTAATCAGGGAGTTTTTCAAAAGTCCGGTTATGTCCCTGGCAAATGTTTCCTGAATCCCGTTTCCCAAAAGTGCATCTCGGGTAAACTGGATATTGGATTCCAAAACGGCTTTATATAATTCCTGCTTTGGCTTATACCCATCAATTACAGTCCGGAAGTAGTCGTCACTGAGTTTTGAAATCTCTTTGTAAGAATCAGTCACTTCTTTGACCGCAACCTGATAGGCTTTGTTTGTGTAAACAACTTCGGCAATTTTCTTTTTGAGGCGTTGTAATTGAATCAGCTCTTTGGCTCTGGTTTCGGCCGAACCGGATAAATTGACTTGACTGGTAAGGGTTAAAACCTGCGTGTAAAGGTCTTTGAATATTTCCGGATATTGCCCGTTAAACCTGTCTTCAACGGCTTTTTGCAGTTCGGCAATTTTGCGGATGATTTCTTTTTGTTCCTCAGTGTGCATTATGCAAAAATACTTTAAAATCCGGTTTGGTTAATTTGACAGAAGTTAGGGAGTTCGCAAAAGGGCTTAGTTCAAAATAGCTCTATTTTTGTAATTAACATCAGCCCCTTAAATGGGGCTTTTTTATGCCTCAAAATCAATCCTGCTGACCATTGCAGACTTAATGGAATCCAATTCAGCCTTCGCTTTGTCACGAATCATTTTGTCCATTTCGTCAAAGGATTTATCCCAAAATTTCGGGTCTTGAGATGCAAAACGGGTTACGTATGCCGGGAGTTTAACCGACACCAATGCATCTAATTCATCCACCAAACCCGATTCTTTGTACAAAGTCTTTTCTTCCGGGGAAAGGTTCGGCAATGGGTCCAACGCCGTCAGAATCTTGTTTCTCCGTGCCGCATCAGAGTTTTCACCGTACTGCTTAATAATAAGATCTCTTTCCAGTCCGTTGATAATTTCAGGACCAAACTTTTTGTCTTTGGCTTGTGCTAAGGCATCCGCAATTGCGGCTGCGGAAAGAATATCAAATTCGGTTGGAACCGTAACTTTTGGCAATGCCTTTTCAATCTGGCTTTCTGAAATCAGACCGGAACCAGATGCAGCCCCATACCTTTGAATGTAGATTTGCTTTGCGCACCACTCGTACATGGAAACATAGACAACTGCAATTTGATACAGGAATGTGTGCACTTCTTTTTTGTCCTGGATCTTTGATTCCCCCGATGTTGCCAAAGGTGTCAGATACAGGTTTTCAAGACCAAGGGCTTTTAATCCTTTTGTGATCTGGTAATCGATTTCTTCCCGGAACTCCTTTATAACATCCAAAGGACGTTCTACAATTCCCATTGGAGGAGTTGGTATTTGTGCAGATGGAAGGTCGTTTGGCGTGTTTCTGGCAACGTTGATCACCAGTTTATTAAACGGTGTCTCTGTCGATGTGTGCCCGGCCCCGCCGCATGATTTACAAGTCTGCTGTTCGTTTGAGCCCGCAACATTTCCGGTTCCTTTGCACTTTTTACAGGAGCCAGATGAAAGTTCCCATTCTTTCGGATAAGCGTATTTAATCCAAATGATGTTGTTGTCATCTGCCCTTCGCAAAGCCTGGTTCCAGGATGGCAAAGCACCGACCAAAACAGAATCCCAAACAACGGTTTCGGCCTCGACCTCAGACATTACAGTACCTACCTTATTTACTGGATAGGATTTGAAAATCTTTGGTCTCTCAAACAGCGTGTAATTGATATAGTCCTCTTTTACATCCTCGTCAGTCCATGAAATAAACCATGCTGAAGAAGAATCAATTCCTACAATCTTGTGCTTCTTAACACCGCTTTGGTGTTCTTCTGTGAGGTCAATGAAAATGTAATCATCGCCAACTTTGACAATTCGTTCCGAACAAATGATTTGGGTGTATGGATTTGTGAAATCAGTCGTTTCTTCCAGCTTGTAAATATCCGGACCAACAAAAACACGGGAGTTCGGATCCGACAAATACGCATTTTGGAATAGCTGAAAAACCCAGTCTTCCAGATTGTTTACCATTGGCATTCCTTCAGTCAGATACTTTTTAAGTGATCTTTCTTTTGGAATAGCGGTATCAACTTCTGATTCGTTGAAATCAATTTTAAAGTCATCGGCCTGTCTGATTTTGTGAATCAGGTTCTCAACCCTTTTGATTGCCGATGTAGATGGGGATTCCCAAACATGCCGTCTGTAATCCTTCATCCAGCCTTCTTCATTTGGCCGGGTTGAATTCAGAAAGACTTCCGGGTAATCCTCATCAAAATGATTCTTGAGGGCTTCATAACGCTCAATTATCTCTTCACGATATTCTGAATTACCGTGAATTGCGGCCTTATCAGCCATTAAGTCTTGGATTATCCGGATGTCAATCATTTTTTTAAGCAGCGGTCAAAATTACAGTGAATTCAAAAGTTCCCTGAACACATCCGCCGCAATCGTTGGTAACGGTCACATTGAATGTAAATGTTCCAGGGTCTTCATTGCCTTCAATTGTAAGCACTCCAGTTGATTCATCAATTGAAACGGTTGCAAGTGAAGTGTTGGCATCAACGGCCCAAACCAGACTGCATGAATTGGCTACATACTGAGACAGTGATGCAGACATATTTATTACAGTTGTGGCATTATCAGCCATTGTAACCTGACCACTGGCATAAGTAGCCGGTGAAATCACGTAATACAAACCTTCTTCAAGATCAGTTGTTGGAAAGGCTTCGTCAAAAGGAGCCGGACTTGTTTTGGCGTTCCATTTAATGGTGGCCTCTCCTTGGATCAGGTCGTTGGCTCCATTTGTGAAAACCGGATCACCATAAAAAGTAATCAGTTGCCCTGATGCATCCCAGCAAAGTCCTTCTGTAAAAAAATACAGGTCGTATTTGCCACTCTGAAACTTGAAGTTGTTGTAGAAATCAATGTTCTGGACAGCGTGCTGATCCATGAAATTGATGGTGTGAGTAGAAGAACCCACCTTGATCGCATTACGGCCAAACCCTTGCAATTCCTGTGTTTCAGGACGGGGTTTTTCGCCAGTGATGCTTCTGATTATTTTAACCTCTCCGGTTAATTCACCTTGCAGGAATGATTCATAAAGAGTCTCAGCATCGGTTTTATCCAATGTGTACTTTTTATCAACAAAAGCAAGGTGTAAAATCCTGGATAGGTTGTCAGAATCGCAAGCGTTAAATACATAACAGCTTGATCCTTCGCATCCGAAATTTAACATTTTTAGCAATTAGTACAGCCGTTGTCGATTGGCTGGTAATTCTGAATAAGAGCCTTGAACGTTGCCTGTGCAAGTCCAAAATAGGATGAATCCGTAGTAAAATCTTGGGGGTGGCTTACCTCGATTTCACCATTGACATAAATTGACTTTTGGCCCAAAACTAAACGACTATGTTGGGTGGTGGCAATCAAAGCGTTTAACGTTGGCTCGTCAATCCATCCGGTTTGCAAATTTAGCGATAAATCTGATTTTATTGACGGCCTTCTGTAATTGCCTCTTGAGTCCCGGTATTCGGTATCAGTTATCTCAGGACTTGGAGCCCCGGCATGAAGTAGGATTCTGATTTGTTGGCTCCAGTTGTCGGCATATTCAAAACCCTGAATTGTCCCGGTTCCGGAAAATGAAACCACCTGGCTGAATGTTTCAAAGTCATTCAACTCAAAAACATTTGAGAACGAATAAATGCCGTCTCCATCGTAAATGTAGAATTGATACTGTTTGCCCTGAATCAATCCGCCTGGTACATTAATGGTTCCCTGCATTTGGGTCAGGCAATAACAAGCTCCGGAAACGGTTGTGCCTTCAAATTCATAGGTGTATGAACTCAAATCCATTCGGGTTATTTCTTCGGTTAGAACGTCAATTGTGATCGTGAAAGCCAAAGAAGATCCTAACACATAAGATGCTGAATATCCATCCTGAGTATTGATGAACGCAATCAGAGCATCGGCATAAGCAGTTGCATCAGCATAATCAGAAACGAAGACCAGTGTAAAAAGAGTATCGCCTGAATTGGTTGTAATAACCGTGTTGGTGTTATTGGCGTTTACGTCGGAAATGAATGCAGCCAGACTTACGGCCGGGATTGTAACCTGATATTCAACATTGATTTTGCAATCAGGCCAATTGATTTCGCCAACTCCTTCCGTTGTGTTCCCATCACAATCCATCATTCCAATCAATGCCGAATTTTTGCCCATTAGATTTACTTCTGACGGAACCACATTGAAACGGATTGTGTCAAAACTATGCAATGGCATATCCGATTTGACAAGGTTTACATCCGGGAAAACAGCAAAATCCAGATCGTAAAA